TGAAAGCGCTTTAGCGCCTTGCCGTGCGTAGCGTATGCGGAGCTCGGCTAAATCCATTCCTTTTTAGCGCTGTGCGCGTTTTCAACACTTTCAACACTTTCAACAGGTTTTCAACAAAATGTTGCACAATGATTTTTGTCATTTTGACGAACTTTCAACAATTCAACAAGTTTTCAACAAATCTTTCAACAGTGTTTTTTGCTTTTTATTTACGTTTTAACGTTAAATTTTAGTGCTTTTCAACTTTTCCACTATCTCTACTACTACGTCTACAACAAGTTAATTTAATATATACGCGTGCGTGCACGCGCGCGTTTGCGCGCGTGTGCGCGCGCGCGCAAAGCGGCAGCCCCAAGATTGGGGCGTGACGCAAGGGGTTGACTTTTAAGTCAACCCCTTTGAATCACTGAATAGATTGATACATGGAGTCTTTAGACGATAAAAGCCCAGTACCTTACTTGATAGGTACTGGGCTAGGTGACACCATGACACTGTTATAGTGTCCCTCTCTTCTTCATTTGCTTCTTAATCACTCTCTCTTTCGTTTTACATTGTTCTGCAAAGTCTGCTTTTTCATATTTAAGCCGGTTTTCTGCGATTGCTCTTGTTTGTCTGTTCTGTTTAATTCTCCACAATCTTTGTGGGTTTTCGGCTTCCATCATTTTTTCATAATAGCGTGGAATCTGTGCGTGTTTTCCGTTTGTGCATTGGATATACCCTTGCTTCCAGATCTCTGCTTTGTGTTTTTGATAGTAGTGGTCTCCTAGACCTGGCTTAAGGCTCATACACGCAAAAGGTTTTTGTTGCCCTAGTTCGTAGTACGTATTTGCTTTTTTACCGTCTATCTCGTACATTTTTTTTGTTACGTACCCTGCAACGTATCTATATGTCTCTGGCACTGCTTGTGCTATCTGTATTTGACCCATGCCCCATAGGCTTTCCAGCCATTTACTTGTGAAATATCCGTTGTGCTGTATTTTGTATAGGTGCTCTAGGTCTGTTGGTCGCCACCCGTATAGAATCATATGATAATGTGGCCTTGCCGTCTGTTCTCCGTATTCTCCTGCTACAAAATAGCGTAATTTGCCCCTATAAGCCTTTCTGAGGCGTTTTAAGAATTTTTGAACGTCAGTGTATAGCAACGTTTGGACGCTTTCAGGGCGCTTCTCTCCCGGCTTCCAGACGTATTGTACTTTTCGCATGATTTCGCCTGTGTTTACTATCATGCCCGGTACGTGGTCTTCATCATAAGTCAACGTTATAAACCATACTTCTTCTCTTGGATAGTCTCGTGCTTCTAATTCTATTCGTGTTGTCCAGTCCTCTCTTTGTCTGATTCTGCATCCAATGCACTGTCCGCATGGTATTAGCATTATATTTTTTCTAAACATCAAATCTTCATACTTGAGCTGTTTCCCGCATATTTCAGAAAAGCGGGCAAGTGAATACACTCGTCCGCTTATGTTTTTGTTTTCCGGGTTGTACAGCCTTATTAATGGCTTGTAACAACTCATCTCAAATAATCGCCTGGCTTTCTTTTTTCTCCGTATGACCCTGTTTTGTTTTGTGGTTTCATGCTTCTGCTTTGTTCTGTGGCTTTTTCCGTTTTTTCTGTTGCTTTTTCGATTGCTTTGTCTGTGCCGCTTCCGACTTCTGTAAGTGCTTTTTGCAGTCCGTATGGTGTCATGTGTGTGCTACTTAGCATCTGTTGCCAGCTCTCTGCAGCGTTGTACCAGTCACTTTTACTCCAGCTTGAACTTGAGTATGCATTTGGTACAAATCCACCGCTTCGGCTTACGCCTAGTGCGCTGCTGCTTGCAAGCCCCATACTCGCACCGCTGATTGTTCCCGCGCTTCCTCCTGGTGTGCTTGCGCCACCATTTGCGAATGCTAAGATTGGATTAAGCCCTGCCTTTTTCATGTCCTCTACGGCACGTTGATAGCTTGTATTGCTCATGTGCTCTTGCCATTCGCGGTTTGCTAGTGCTTCTGCACTGTTGTAGTTCATTGCTACGTTGTTTTCAATGTGGTTGTATACGCCTTGCATGATTGCTTGTAAGGTGTTGTAACCCATCTGTTTAAGCATACTTTGACTGTTGTACTTGCTTTGCATGGTGGCTTCTTGTCCTTGGTATGCGTATGCCTGTTTAAGCCAGTCATTAACTTGCTGTATGTTCGTTCCTGCCTGGCTTCCACTTTCCGAGTGTCCACCGCCTTGGCTTACGCTGCCTCCGCTGCTTTGGCTATTGCCTGTCTGTCCGTATCCACCAAAAGCTCCAGCAATGTTTTTTGCTGCTCCGGCGATTGTTCCGACAGTATTTGCCACGTTTCCCGCTACGTTTAGTGCTGTTAAGAATCCTGATATTGCACTCATTTAAAAAATAGCCCGGATTTCTCCGGGCTTCCTCCTTTCTTACAGTTTGTACAAGCCCGGTACACTGTATAACGGCATCCGTCTTGTGGTTTTGTTTGCTACGCGGATTGCGCCGAAAAATTGCGGCTCGCTTTGTACAATTAACGTTCGTGCGATTTCTGTCTTTCCTTCTGACATCCATTCCTGTGATAGTGTTGGCACGGTTGAATATTTATCGGCATAATGCCAGAAATCCAACGTGCCTGTTGCATTGCTTCGCATGAGTCCGGATACTCGGTTCGGCTTCATCCTGTAGTCTGCCCAAGCTTCTTGGTAGCCGAATGTTTCTTCATCGCTTTCCGTGGCTGTAAGCATGATTTCTTTCTTTTTTACTGGCTGTTCGCCAAGATTTGCAAACTGCGGCACATAGTAGTCAAGTCTGTCTCTTCGACTCCAGAAACGTTCCAAGCCTTGCTGATAACTGTGATTGTGTCGTACGCAACAGACACCAATTACGAAACCATGCTCTTCAAATGATTTGGTAAAACTGCTTTCGTTGATTGGCGTTATTGACATTGCACCGGTTTCGCCGATTGGCGTATCGTTGTTTGTCTGCTGTCCGCTTGTCTGCACGATTTGGTTGATGTTCACATGGTATCTGCCACCGCCCAGATATTCCGGCACTTGTACGGTTTTATCAGAGATTACCACGTCCCACAGTGCTTTTACCTGTTCGCGGTATCTGCTACCGCCTCGTGCCAGTGCCTCGTAGTACTGTTGTACCGCCACGGCTTTACGCAAGCTGTTGACGGTTGCCGCGCTTACCGTGGATAGGTCGGTTTTTAGGTATGCCGTTGATACTATTGTTCCTTGTCTTGTGGTTGATCCGTTTATTTTCAGTTCGCCGTTTGTGTCGTTTGCCATGTAATACGATGCGCTTTCCGTTCCGTTTCCCCACAATAGGCCTTTTTTCTTTTCGTCTTCTGCGTCGTACAGTCCTATGCTTGCGTTGCCTGTCATTGGTAGCGTTACGTCCGGCCCGCGCTGAGGATACGGTAGGCAGCTGGTAAAGTAGTCGTGGAACTTGTTTACCGGTAGCAGGTTTCCTCCCGTGATTGCTGTTTCCAGACATTTTTCTACTGTTTCTTCTTCCTCTTTATACTTTTTGTATGTAATGTTTACGCTTTCGTCTCTCCATACTGCTGCATTTTCTACGTTCTCGTCTCTGAAAAACTCGTTCCAGATCATTACATATGCTCTGATTGGCAGTGCATTAATGTAGAATGTGTTTTTAATTTTTGTTGGCACTCCCATGTAGTCGAGTACACTCTTTTCTTCCGGGAGTGGGCTTCCTTCTCTTCCTCTGATTTCAATTTGTGGTACTGCTTTTACGTCTTCTGGCATCCATGGTTTTGTCTCTACTTCTCCCATGAATTTTTTGAAGTCCTCCCATAAGATCCTGTTTGGACAATAGAAATAGTAAAAGTCGATAAATGCGTCATCCATCACTGGATACTTCGGCGTGGTCATTCGAATGATTGCGCTTGTATTCACGTTGAAGGTATCGCCCGGTAATACTTCGTCTACATAGAACGGAATAAGCTTGCCAGAATCGAACGTTGTGAGAATAGTCTGGTCACGGTTGAATCGTGTTCGACTTGCTTTTATTTCTGGGATTTGGTTGAAGTGTCGTTCGTTGTTTCGATTCACTTTTCTTCCTCCTTTGCTTCAGGTTCTGCTTCAGGTTCTGCTTTTTCTTTTTCTGCTGCCATTTTTTGCAGTTCTTCAAGCTTCATCGCGTTTGCTTGTGCGGTCGCAATCATGCGATGATACTCGTGAATGTTCTGCGGAAATTCTGTGATATCCACTTCTGTTCCGTTTAGTGCTCCCTGTGACAGACTTTTTAGAAGCTGTGGGTCGAAACTTGCCTTTCTTACGATGTTTTTGATATCGCATTCGTCTGCATAGCTTTCAATTTCTTGCTGGATGTCGATTGGTGCTGTTTCTTGCAGTACTTCTTGACCTTTTTCGTCTTTCGTCCAGATGTATTGTTTTCGCTTTTTTTCGCCCGATTCAGAAAAGAAGGGCTCTCGCCCTTCTTCATATCGTTTATTCATGCGGCTTGCCCTCCCATACCTTCTCTGTGTCGTTCGTGAACGTGCCAAGTTCATCTTCGAACACTGCCAGTTTGAAGCCGGTGTAGTCGCCCGGTGCCTGTCCGACAAACGTTTTTTCATCCTTCGCCATTACATTGCACATACGTGCAAACGTTGCGCTGTTTTTGCTCTCGCCTACCCATGCATAGCACTTTGCTACGCTATCCCACAGGCCAAAATATTCATGTTTCATGATTTTTACTCTCCTTTTTTACAGCCGGATTCCACCGCGCATAGGTTTCTGACTAAGGTTGATAGTTTTGGTCTTTCGTGCGGTTACGTTGAACAAATGGCGGTCTTTTTTGCTGCTCATTACCTTACGATGCTGTGCCATTGTTATACTCCCTTCGCATTAGTTCTAATTCGATGTCGCTTACAAAGCTTTTCATTTGCCAAATTTCGTTTACTAGTCTAGTTGCGTCCTCTTTGTTTGACACTTTTTTAAGCATTTTGTAATTGTTATCGATTTCTTTGTATTTTCGTTCGAGCAGATTTTCCAGTGTTTCTCTGGTCTGGTCACGTATATTCCATGTTTTGTGCATCATGGCTTTACTCCTTTTCGTTTTCGTTGGTGCTATCGTGCAGTGCATGATAGATTTCGTCAAGCTTTTCCAGAATCTGCATCATGATGCGGATTGCCTGTTTGACGTCTTTAATGCTGATAAGTGCCATTTTATACCCCCTTTCTGTATTTGTTTTCGCGTATGTCAATGTGTACAAAATTAGTATATCGGATAACTCCGCCTTTGTCAAGTATGCTATCTGCATATTCTGCAACTTCTTTTGAACTTTTTCCCTTTACTACGATATCAGCTGCCATCCCTTTGCAATGGTAAGATGCTTTTGCTCCGCCCACGTTTTTGTTGTGTTTTACGGTTCTAAAACCGCTGTTAATGGTTACTGGCAGATTGAAGTGGTTTCGGATTTTTTCTAATGCTTCTATCAGTTGACTGTCGATGAGAATGTTGTCTGTTCCGTCTTTACATGCAAACTCGTTTGCTTTAAAGTGTTCGGATACTCTTACATTGTCCTCTTTGCTGTATGCTAATAACATGGTATTTACTCCTTTTCTGTTAAATACATTGCTACTTTTATTACATTCTATCATATTTTTTGGAAGATTTAAAGCTTTTTTAGAATTTTAATTGATATATTAGTAACTCGGTTTTGCTCCTTTGTTTTGAAAGCGCTTTAGCGCCTTGCCGTGCGTAGCGTATGCGGAGCTCGGCTAAATCCTTTCCTTTTTAGCGCTGTGCGCGTTATGCTTTCGGCTCACGCCACTTTTGTTTTAGCTTGTCTTTTTCTTTCTGAATGTTGAGATAGGTTTCATAATCCACGCTTGTGTTCTGTTCGAGATTGACTAAACTTTGTATTGCGCTGCGTCTGCGTTTGGCTTTAACCTCTCTCAGCTCGTCGGAATGTGCCCTAAAATAGTTTTCTGTGTCTTGGCTGGTATCTTTATCTAGAATCTTATCAAAATAGCGTGGAGGCCTTTTCTCGCGTCCTCCTGCGCATATGATGCTATCTGTTTTCAAGATTTCATCTTTATGTTCATTCAGATACTTTTCGCCGATTCCTTTTGACATGATTCGGAATTCTGGTTCTCGACCTTCCATCCAGTATTTAGCCGCTTGCTCTTCGCCTATGGCTTTCTTGTTGACGTACTGTGCCACATATGCGTAGCTGCCCGGCTGCGCTGGTGAAAAGTCTATCATGCCTTTGCCCCAGATTTTTTGTAACCACTCGCTTTTAAAATAGCTGTTGCCCTTTTGGTTTTTGTACCATTGTGCATCCGGTGGTTTTAGTCCGAATACTATCGCGTGGTAGTGTGGTCTCTTTGTTCTGTCTCCATATTCGGCTGCTAGGAAATACTTTATCGGCTTCTTGTACGCTTTCCGTAGCCGTTTCAGAAATAGTTGCACGTCTCGCTTGCTTACTGTCTGACTTTGAATGCTTCTGTAGCCTTTGATGATTTCGCCGTATGGAATATGTTCATCGTCATACGTTAGTGTTAGAAAAATTACATCATCCCATTCTTTGGCTTCTAGTTCTATTCTGGTTGCCCATTGTTCTGCTATTTGTTTACGACAATACTCACACTTACCGCATGGTAACAATGCGAATTTTTCTTTTTTGATTCCGTCCATGATGTCCGCTTGTAGTCCTTGTTTTGATAGGTTCTCCAGACTTCCCCACAGTTTTGGTTTTTTCGTATCCATTTGAAATACTAATGGTTTTGTACATGGCATTTTTGTTACTGGCACAAGCTTCCTTGTCTATCTTGTGCCAGTTGACACCCCGCTTTCTTTATATATTAACTTGTTGTAGTCGTAGTAGTAGTAGTGTTGAAACTGTTGAAAACTCGTTTTTTTAACGTTATTACGTTTATTTATTGCCTTTTTGCTTGTTGAAAACTTTGTTGAAAACTTGTTGAATTGTTGAAAGTTCGTCATTATGACGAAAACCTTTGTGCAACTTTATGTTGAAAACCTGTTGAAAGTGTTGAAAACTCAAGTTTTCCACATTCTCTATTTTCTGGATTATTGTTACTAAAAAAGGGGGATGTTTTGCCATCCCCCTTCCTTTCTTAGTTTCCTTTGTATGCGTTGAATGCGTCCATATTCGGCATAATCGGCACTCTTCGGTTGTATTTTTTGTAGTTTCCTGCTGTGTCTTTGGCTGCTTTGCCGGCCTTTTCTACTGCGTCTTGGGCTTTTTCTCCTGCTTTTGCAAGACCTGAACCTAACTTGCTGGCTGCGTAGCTGTATTGTTGCGCTTGTTTTGCGCTTGAGGTTGCCAGCTCGCTTGCTGCCTGTTCCCAGCTTTTCGCACTCTTAAGCTGCTTTGCGCTGCTGGCCTGTTTTGCCAGCTGTAAGTATTTGTCTGCTAGCTCTGCTGTGTTGTTGCCGTACTCGTACATTGCGGATACGCTTGCAGCTTGTGCGCTCTGCTGGTTGTAATGTTGGCTTCCAATGCTTGCAGATGCTCCCGATGGTGCGCTTGTTGCGCCGTTCGTCGCTGCCAGAATAGGATTGATGCCCGCTGCAATCATGTCTTTTACAGTGTCCTGATAGGCTGTCCCGCGCATTTCCTTTTGAAATGCTCGTTCTGCTGCTGCTTCTGCGCTGTTGTATTTTTTGGCGCTTGCTTGGCTTCCAGCATTTGCGAGGTTGCTCAGCAGTCCGCTCATCATTTGCAGTGCGTTTGCGGTGTTTACACTGCTTTGATTCCCGAACGTTGTGATGCCTGTTGGCGTGCTGATTTGTGTTGCGCCAATCTGCTGCGGTGCTGTTAGGCTTCCGGTCGTGGTCTCGTTTCCTGTGCTGCTCTCGCTGCCTGCCCCTTGGCTGTTTTTGGCGCTGCTTTGGTTACTGCTTGTTATGATGCCTGTTAGCATGCTTAATCCTTGCATGAGGTACGGAAAAAGTTTCAATAATGTTTCCATTCAAAAATAGCCCCGCTTTTGCGGGGCTTCCTCTTTTCTTAGATTCTTTCGATGCCGGGAATGCTGTAGATTGGCATTTCGCGATACCAGTCTTCAGTGAAGTAGAAGTCACACAAGAACTGGTGGCTTACGTTGCTTGTCACAGCAATTGTTCGGTCGATGTTCTGTGTTCCTTCCTGGATCCATTCCGCTGAGAGACGCGGCAGATTTTTATAGTAGTCTGCATAGTGCCATGCGTCCAAACTGGTCTGATAGTTCGACCGCATTTCTCCGGTTACGTAAGAAGGTTTGTATCGGTAATCCGCCCATGCCTCCTGATAGCCGAAGATTTCGTTATCTTCGGTTGTGCCCTGTGCATAGATTTCACGGTTATATACCGGCTGTTCGCCCAGTGCTGCCAGTCGCGGGTCGTAGTAGGTGAATCGCCCGCCACGTGTCCACTTGGTTGCAAGTCCCTGTTGGTAGCTGTGTTCTACTCGTACTACTGCCAGACCGATGATGTAGCCGTATTCGGTCGCTGCATAGTCCACCATCTGCTTACTGCACGTGGTTAGGCTGTATGCTGCCGTATTGCCCAGTGCCTGACCGGTTGTGGTGTCCGTCTGGCTCGTCTGGACAACCTGATTGACATTGATTGCGATGCGCTGCCCGCCGATGTACTCAGGAATCTGTAGACGGCTGTCCGGACTTGTTACGCCCCATGTACCAGACAGGAATTCACGGTATCGCGTGCCGTTTCGTGCATCTGCTTCGAAGATGTGCTGCAGTGTGATGCTCATGCGCAAGTCTGCAATGCTGATTGCACTTACTCCGCTGAGGTCTGCCATCATCCAGCCGCCATCACCTACGCTGCCAGTAGCGCCGTATGTTCCGCTAAATTCCAATTGCGCTTTTTCGCCGGGTTTGTTGTACTCCTTTTGGTATGTAATCGTGCCGGCTTTGTTGCTTGTCTGTGTTGCTCCAACTGTCATTGTTATTGAAGTTGCAGTGTCTAAGTATTCTCCGTTTGATTGCCCCAGTCTGATTGGTGCATTGCCGGTCAGGCTGATTTCCATAGGGTCAGATTTCAACGGGTATGGCAAACAGGATGTGAAGTAGTCGTGGAACTTTCCCGCTTTGGCTGGTTTTCTCGCATAGATGGCTGCTTCGTTGGTGCTCGTGGTATTTTTCGGTTCATTTACGCTTTCTGTTTTTACCGTTTCGGGATTTGTTACGTTTTCGGCATCATCTGTTTTTTTATAGCCCAGCATCAATGGTGCTTCAAGGTTCTCGTCTCGAAACCATTCGTTGTAAATCATGGCGTATGCACGCGCCGGCAGCGCGTTTACCTTGATTTCGTTTTTGATTCCGGTCGGCAGTCCGAAATAGTCGCCGATGCTGCCATTGGCAAGACCACTTATTCCGCCGATTTTGCATGTGGGTGTGCTGTATTCGGTCTTTTCTGCCCAGTAGTTCGTATCGTTCTCACCGAACATATTTTCCCAGTGTTCCCACAGCAGACGGCATGGTACAAAGAAGAAATAGGTGTCCATGTAGCAGTTATCCATGATAGGATAGATGGGAGTGCTCATGCGGATAAGTCCGTTCAGGCGCACTTGTGCAGTATCGCCCGGTAGTACTTCGTCACAGTAGATTGGCACTAGCTCGCCTTCGTTGATGGTCGTTAACAGCTGGTGGCTTCGGTCAAATTTGCTTCGCGGTCGTTCCATTCGCGGCACTTGCGCGAAATGGTTTTCACTGTTTCTGTTCGTTTTCCTTTACCTCCTCCTTCTTTTCTTTCTCTTCTTCTGTCGGCTTCTCTGTCGGCTTCGGCTGTTCGGTCTGCTGCATCTGCTGCAGCTGTTCCAGCGTTTTGGCTGCAGTTTCGGCTTTTTCGTGCATCGTCACGATATCTTTCGGCAGATTTTCGAGGTCGGTTCCTTCGGTGTATACCACGCTTTTGGCTTTGATACTGGTATCTCCAGCTTCCAGTCTTGCGATTGCGCTTGCAAGGTCGTAGCCCTCGCCCGCTCGCTGGATTTTTTCGTATGTGTTCTCATCTGGCTGCTGTATGTAGTCGGTAGTGCCGTTTGGTCGTTTGACTGCTTTCCACGTTGGCGCGGTCTTGCTGCCCGGATTGTTCTTCACTCTCTCGGTTGGCATTCCGTAGTATCTCACCATTGCATCAGGACTTAGCATTGGTCGTCTCCTTCAGGTCGATGAGCCGTGCGATGTGTTCAGGCTCCGCCTCGCTCATGTTGCCGGTTTCGGTGTCGAATTCGCCTAGCTCTACGAGCGAAATATCTTCGATTTCGCTCGGTTTGCTTTCGTTGGCCTTCCATCGTGCCGTCCGGACTGCCTGTGCCCTGTTGTTCTGCAGGAACGGCTGAGAGTAGCCGTTGGTCAGTGAATCGTGGAATGAGTAGAATTTCAGCTTCATGTTTTTTCTCCTTTACTCTTTGTCTTTGCTTGCATCCTTCAGTGCGTGGTAGATTTCGTCGAGCTTTTCAAGGATGTCCATCATCAGCGCGATTGCTTCCTTGACGTCCTTGACCTTAATCAGTGCCATTAAGTCACCTCTTTTCTTTGTTTTGTATCGTTTACAGCCGGATACCGCCCCGCGATACCTTCGGTCGTACGTTGATGTTTTTTACTCGCTTGGCAGTCTGAGTAAAGCGTTTCTGGTCGCCCTGACCTGCACCGCTTCTGTGTGCCATTTTTACACCCCCTTTCTGTATTTGTTTTCGCGTATGTCAATGTGTACAAAATTAGTATATC